GCCTTGGCGTACCAGAGGTTCGCGCCCGGCGTGTTGCCCTTGATGAAGCGCACGGCCTCCGCGCCGAAGTTCGTGTCCTTGCCTTGCATCGCCTGCACGATGTTGCCCTGCGTGAGCTTGAAGGCCTCCTCGACGAGGCCTGCCACAGGGCCCAGCGCCGCGGCGATCGGCCCGGCCTGGTTGTTCTGCGTCGCGCCGGAGAACAGGAAGTCGCCATAAAGGCCGAGCGAGCCGCCTTTGAGGAACGCGGCCATCCAGTTCTTGACGCCGTTCTCGCCCTCGAAGGGGTTGTAGTTGCGCACGTCCTTGCCCGACAGCAGGTCGTTCACCGACTGCGAGACAGCGCCCAGGATGGTCGTGCCAGCGATCAGGCTGCCCAGGTAGAGCGCCTTGCCGCCGGCCGTCTCCATGCTCATGCCGCGCATGAAGTGGCGCGAGATCATCGCCAGCGGGAACGCCTTGAACTGGAAGAACGAGCGGGTGAGCTCGCCCTTCCATGTGCCGCGCTCCATGCCGGCGCCAGTCAGGAACCGGTCGGCCGCGCCTGGCCGGATCACGGCCATGTCGGTTTCTTCCTGTACCACGCCCAGCAGGCGCAGCACGGCGTTGCGGCGGGCGGTGTCGGTCACGTCGGCGATCTGCTCGCCGTAGACCTTGGACCAGTCGGCGATCGAGGCAGCCTTGGCCTCGGGCGTCATGGCCGACATCTTGTTGATGCCGTCGATCTTGGCCTGCAGCTCGGCCTCGAGCTCGGCGATGCGGCCCTTGCTGGCCTCGTAGATCTTGGCCTCGGGGATGCGCATGATCGACTCAGGCGTCAGCACGCCGTTGCCCGCGCCCCACTTCTCGAGCTCGGCCGAGCGCCAGATCTGGTAGTCCGTCTCGGTGATGCCCTTGGACAGCAGGATCCGGTTGTCGTCTGGATCGAGCTTGGCGAGGGTGTCGTACTTGCCCACGACCTCGCCGAGCGAGGACATCATGGTCACGCCGAACGCGCGGCGGCGGGCCCCGTCGAGGGCCTCCATGCCGGACACCCGCATGACGGTGTTCGCCATCTTGGAGCTGAAGGTCGGGCCCAGATTGTCCGTGCCCCAGCGGTTCAGGTGGTTGAGCATGGTGTCGAGGCCAAGGCCTGCGCGGTGCGCCAGGTTCTCCTCGGTCTTGTTGGCGATGTTCAGCGCCGCCAGCTCGTTCTGGATCAGCTGGACCTCGGGCAGGTTGTTGACCTGCGCGGTCAGGTGCAGCGTCGCCTCGTCGGTCAGCGCCGTGATGACGGCCGAGCCCAGGCGCGAGGACACCAGCCAGTTGCGCAGCGTGTCGAACGTGCCGGCCAGCGTCTCGTTGACGATCGGCGTGGTCTTGCCGGTGGTGTAGTCGTAGAGCGAGGACAGGCGGCGGGCTTCCTCCTGCGCCTTCTGTGTCGAGGCCGGATCGTTGATCGCCTGCTTCTGCACGCTCTTCTCGAGGAACAGGTTGAAGGTCGCGTCGGGGTTGGGCCCGTAGGTTTCGAGCATGGCGATCTCCTTGGAGAGCCCCTCGATGTGGCCGGTGATCACGCCCCACAGCGACTTGTCGCCGTACTTTTCCTGATAAGCCAGATAGCCGTCTGCGTTGCTGAAGTGCAGCTCACGGTGCGCGGCGCGTCGGTTTGCCAGCATGCCACCACCAGGCGCGCCAGGCGTGATCTGGTTGATGCCACCGGTCGCCAGCGTCAGCCAGGCATTGCGCAGCACTTCCTCGAGCTGCTGGTCGTTCATGCGCGTGCCGTCGTCGTTGACGTACTTGTCGCGGTTCAGCTTGGGCAGGGTGTCCTGAATCCAGGTGTCGGCGCCGGCCGCGTTGACCTTGGCCTGGCTGTGGTGCTGTGGCAGCGACCAGTTCTCGAGCAGGCCAATCTTGCCGCCGGCCCGGTTGAAGGCGTCACGCATCTGCGCGGCCACGTCGAGCCAGGCCTTGGCGCCCTTGTCCACCACGGCGTCGCCGGTCTTCTCGCCAAAGATCGCGCGGGTCAGCATCTTGACGCCCTCGGCGCTCTCGAACAGGCCCCAGAAGCGCGGATCGACAGCCTCGAAGGTGTCCACCAGCTGGCGCACGGCGTCGTTGCGGATGGCGTTGCCCCGGCTCTCGACCGACATGGTGTTGCTCTTGCCGTCGGACACGAACACCAGGGTGCGCCGCAGCGCGTCGAGGTCTTCCATGCCGGCCGCGCGCGCCTCGTTCAGAAAGCCCTCGATGCGGTCATGCGCCTGGATGGTCATGACGATGCGGCGCTTCTTGAGGTCGGCCTCCTGGATCAGCTCCTCGGCCGCGAGGTTTGCGCCGAGCTTGAGGCGCTCCTCGGCCGACAGCGCACGAAACGCGGCCGGATCCTTGGCTGCCTCGAAGCGCATGTTCTTGAGGATGCGGTCCTCGAGGCCCTGGGCTTCCTGCTTGGTGATGTCGCGGCCAATGGCCTGGGCGACTGCGGCAACGCATTTGTCTTTCATGTCAGCCTCTCAGGGCGCAGGCCACGGCCGCGTCGTAGCCTTGCGATTCCTGCTTTGCCGTAGCGATTTCCGCATCAGCTGCGGTAAGCGCACGACCGGCTGACACCATGTTGCCGTCGGCTCCAATGATCGTCAGTGCAGGGTTGTTGATGATTACCGTTTCGGCGCTGTAGGGGTCGGCGGCTGCGGCTCCTCGTCCGGCGCCATCGGGTACTGCTTGACCCGCGCCATCCTCTGGAACAGCTCCCGCTCCTTCGCGCGCGCCGGGCTCTCCGGCGTATTGCTGGGCGAGCTCGTCGAGGGCTTGTCTGTTGACTTCGGGTCGTTCGTACCAAGGGGCATTGCCGGCTTCCGTGACTTTGAACTTTGTCGGGACGACGCCGTTCTTGGGTAATTTTACGGCATCGAGGAACTCGCGGAAAGCCCCGACTGTGAAGCGGTACTCGGTCCCACCGTTCAGGCCGTACATGAAATAAGGCTGGCCATCGGCATCGCGGCCGTAGCGCGCGCCGTAGGCGTAGGCCCCGTACTCGCCCTCCTTGGCGGTCACCTGGGAGATCATCTCGGTGTTGCCCTTGGCGTCCATCAGGATCGCGTCCAGGGTGCCGTGGCTGGCCTCCTGCTGGCTGTCGGCGACCCATGTCTCCCAGTGGTAGCGGCCGACGCTGCCGTCTTCGGGACGGCCGAGCGCCGTGTACAGGTTGACGATGCGCTTCTCGAGCGCGCGCTCGATCGCCTCATAGATCAGCAGGCCGCGGGCGCCGTAGGTGATCTCGGACAGCGCCGAGCCGGCCACGGGTTTGCCGTCGACCTTGCGGCCGTCGTACAGGTTGCGATCGCCAAAGCGGCCATCGTCCCACAGCTGCCGGATCTGCACCCGGTCGAGCACCATCAGATCCTTGAAGCCCGCCACCAGCAGGGTGAAGGACACGACCTTGTTGTCGATGCCCACGCCCTCGGTGTTCTCGACGAACCAGCGACGAATCTGCTGGCCGGTGATCTCGGGGTCTTCCATCAGGGTGTGCATCTTCTGCAGCAGCGAGACGCCGTTCTCGTCCTTCTGGCCCATCTTGAACAGGAACAGCTTGCCGAAGGCGTTCAGGTTGTGCGTGGCGCCAGAGCCTGGCTGGCCCGAGCCCTGCGGTGCGACCGACTTGGCCCATGCCTCGTAGGCGGGGAAATCGGCCTCGGTCAGGTTGCCGTCTGCTGCCTTCTTGATCCACTCGCCAGCGCCCTTGAAGCCGTCGATGAACAGGCCCTCCTGCGTGTACGGGCTCACGCCACGCGACAGGAAGGACCACATGAACAGCTTGCCGGTCGTCTCGACGTCCAGCTCCTTGTTGATGTAGGCATCGCGGAAGGCTTGGGCGTTCTCGAAGCCGTGCTTGGCATCGGCGATCTGGCCGGCAGACAGGCGCGACAGGCTACGGAACGCGCCATCGCTGTTGATGTCCTTCAGGAACCGGTAGGGCGGCACAGGCACGTCGTTGGTCGCCATGGCGTAGGCCATCATCTTGGACCACTCGAGCGGCGAGGTGTCGGCGTCGGGGAACTTGGCCAGCGCCTCGTCGATACCGGCGAGCTGGCGCGCGGCGTTCTTCTTGTTGGTGCCGGTGAGCACCAGCGGCTTGGCCGGCAGTTCGATCTTGCCCATGGGCACGCGCACACGCAGGTCCGGCTCAAAGCCGTTCAGGTTCTCGGGCGCTGTGTCGCGGCCGGGGTTCTCGACGCTGTCGCGGGTGATCTGGCGCAGGCGCGGCACGTTGCCGTCATCCAGCATGCTGGCGCTGACGAAGGCGCCGTCGCTCTTGAGCACGCCATCAAGGCCACGGATCACCGCGGCGTCGGAGCGCAGGCCAAAGGCTCCCTTGATCTTCTCGACGAACTCGGCCAGCCACTGCTTGGCCTGCTGGACCCAGCCCTCGTTGGCCCGCTCGCGCAGGATCCTTGAGCCGTTGACGGCCCAGAACTCGGACGGGTTGGCCAGCGCATAGAAGCGCTCGTCGACCTCGCCGTTGGCGATCATCTCGGCCAGGTTGCGGAAGGCGCGCTCGTCGCCATTGGCCGCACGCAGCGCATCGTCGGCAGCCTTCATCAGCGTCTGGTTCTGGGTGCGGGTCGCCATCTGCGTGACGGCGCGCAGTTCCTTGAACCACTCGGCACGCACGCCGGCCTGCACGGCCTCCGGCATCATGCGCTCGGCGTGGTGCAGGATCTCATGGATGACCGTCTCGTCGTTGGCGCGGCCCTTGATCAGGGTGACGATGCGCGCCAGCGGGTTGTAGCCGCCGGCCTCGCCTTGCACCTCGCCGGACTTCTTGAACGACAGGCCGATGTCGGCGACCAGGTTGGGATTCTGGTCGATGAGCCAGTTGGCCAGACGGACAGCCTCGGGGGGCAGCTCGCCATTGCGCTCGGCACGCAGCAGGCGCTCGCGCACCCACAATTCGCCACGCACGCGATCGCCTGTTCGGGCTTCGAGCTGGGCTTCGTTGCGCTGCTCGAGCTTGCCCTTGAGCGTCTCTAGCTCGGTGATCATGCGCTCGGTGTCCCAGCCCTCGGCCTTGCCGCGTTCGATGATGCGGTTGACCTCCATGGTCGGGCGCACCTGCAGCATCTGCTCGGGCGGCGTGCGGGTGATCTGGTACAGGTTCGTGTCGGTGGACATGCCGCGCGCGGCGAGGTCAGCCTGCAGGCCTTCCCACTCGGGGCCCATGTGGTCCTCGACCACGCGCACGATCTCCGTGCGGGTCTGCACAGCCAGCGGGTCTTCCATGAAGTTGCCTTCGGTGACAGTGTTGCCAACGTCAACGGGTCGGCCAGCCGACAGGTCTTCGATCGCCTTGTTGATGGCGTCGACGTGCGCCTGGCGGGTTTCGGGGTCGGTCGGGATGCCGGGCGCGGTGCCGAGCTCGGTGTGAGCCGCGTTGCGCAGGGACAGCGCCGCATCGAGGTCCGACATCTGAGCCGGCGGGATCTTGTTCTGGTTGGCCTGCTCCCACTTCTGGTAGCCGTGCAGGCCGAGGCCGAAGATCGAGCCGACCGCGAAGTCGCTGATCATCTCGGACATGCTGAAGGCCTCGTACTGCTTGGCCATCTCTGGGTAGCCGTTGGCCTCGAGCAGGATGGACGTCGCGCCCCTGGTGGGGATGCCGACCGCCGTGTTCAGCGCACCGGCTGCGGCGATCTTGGCCGGCACGTTGGTGGCGATGGTCGCCGTGACACCGGCTGCCGTGTACAGGGCTGCCGCGGTGGCCGCATTGCCTGCCACCTCTGCGCCCATGGCCCTGCCCACCAGGCCTGTCGCCATGCTGCTGGTGGCCGTGACCGGGATGAACGCGCCAAGGAAGGTCGAGCCTGCCGTGATGCCGCCCATGCCGACCGATGTCTTGACGTCGAGGCCGTCCTCGCGCGCCTGGTTGAAGGCGGCATTGCCCATCGCGGCCGCACCGACGGCCGTGCCCGTGATCGGGTTGCCTGTCGCCAGGGTACCGATGGCCACGCTGCCGATCATGTTGGTCGCGCCGTAGACCTGCTGGCCAAGCCAGCCGACTGTGGCCGGGTTCGGCGTCAGATCACGCGAGGCCTGCTGCGTCTTCTCCTGCTTCTTCGTCAGCCAGCCGGACATGTCCGTCTTGAACATGCTGTCGATGCCCTTTGCGGCATCGGCCATGGGCCTGGCGTAGTTGTTGATCGCAGCGCCAGCGCCCATGGCTGCCGCTGTTGGGATGCCCTCGAAGAACCCTGCCTTCAGGTCGTCTGCCTTGAGCGGATTGGCCCGCGCAAACGAATCCTGGTTGGCTAGTTCCGTGCCGCCGGTCGAGAAGAGGTTCATGGTTTTACTGTGCTGGTGATGGGTTGATCATGCCACGACCAGCGCCAGCAAAGCTCGGCCCCATGACGTACAGCGTGAGCGGCTTTCCAGTCTCGTCGTAGACGTAGCCCGTGCCTGCTCGCACACGGTAGGCGTCGCCAAAGTTCTCCAGGCCATAGGAGGCGAAGTTGGCCGACGGGCCCTTGCGGCCCATGCGCTGCATCTCGGCATCGAAAGCGCGCTTGGCGTTGTCCTTAAAGTTGCCGTCGTCCATGCCCCAGGGTCGGATCACCTTGGTGTTGCGCAGCTCCGATGCCCCGCCCGTCACCGCCTCGATCGCTTCCTTGATCACCGACGAGTTGAAGTTGCCGGAGTAGTCGCCGAGCTGGGCCATCTTGGCGGCGTAGTAGGCCTTGACCGACTGGTAGGCCACCTCGGCGCTCTGCGGCTGGTTGGTGAAGGCTGCGCCCACGGCGTTGTTGAACGGGTCGCGCAGATCCTGCTCCTTGGGCATGATCAGGTTCACTGGCTTGCCGTCTTCCTTCTTCATCGCCTTGTTGGGGTTCAGCAGCTCCTCGCCCTGGATGATCAGCGTGGCCACGGTCTGCGGGTTGTAGGTCGTGCCCTTGGAGAACACGCCAGCGCCGATCGGGCTCGAGCCTGTCATCGTCATCAGCTTGCCGGCCACCGCGGTGACCGGGCTGTCGGGCGCGATCTGCTGGAACACCGACTGCGCCGCCTGTGGGTCGGTGACGGATTTCGCCACGGCGCCGAGGTAGGCGAGCTTCTGGTCGCTGCTCATCTTGTTGAAGCCTTGCGCCAGCGCGGTCGCCTCGGTCTTCATCAGCAGCGTGTAGGGCGTCTTGTAGGTGTCGCGCAGCATGGCTGCCGTGGCCGCGCGGCCGGCGAGCTCGGCGCCGAACTTCGCAGGGTCGCCCATGTCCAGCGGCTTGGCCGTCGACAGGCCCGCCTTTACGGCATAGGCCTGCGGGTCTTCTTGTTGCATTTTCACAACGGATTGAGCGGCCTTGATGCGCAGCTGCTGGCGTGCGTCTGCCGCGGCATAGCCAGACCCACCACCGGACGCGACGCTGTTGACCAGATCCTGGTTCTTTTGCAGGGACGCCTCGATCTGGGCCGGCGCCATCGTCATGTAGGAGCCGATGTCGGCAGCCATCACGCGGCCGCTCTGGTAGTCCTGGAACCGGCGCACGCCGTCGGCGCCATAGGCCTGCGTGAACGTCTCCTGCGTGAAGTTGAACGGGTCGACCTTGCCGTCGGCCTGCATGGCCGTGGCGTCGCGCACCTTCAGATCGACCTCGGCCTGCAGGCGGGCGTGGTCCTGCCGCATCTTGGTTTCGGCCATCGACTTCAGCGCGTCCTGCTGCTCCCAGTCCATCGCCTTGAACGAGGCGGGCTGCTCGATGGCGGGACGGGCTGCAGGTGCGGCCGCAGGGGATGCAGCGCCGGATGCGGCCACGGGTGTCGGGCCGGCAGCGGGCACGGGCGATCGGCCGGCGAGCACGTCAACAGCCACGCGGGTGACCATCTCGTCGGTGTACTTCTTGCTGGCGTTGCCATGCTCCTGCAGCATCAGCGCGCGGGCGAACTTCTGCAGCATCGCCGGGTCGCGCAGGTTCAGGTTGTCGGTGGCCGACAGGCCCATGGTCTTGGCGATGTTGGCCGCGGCCGCCGAGTTGCCGGGTGTCCAGCCGCCCTGGCCTGCGATCAGGCTCTCGGCCGTGGTCTTGCCGCCGTCGTATTTCTTCAGGGCCAGCCGGAACATCGCGGCCATGCCGTCTTCTGGCGTGGCGTAGACGGCCTGCGGGTCGCCCTGGTCCTTGTTGCTCGAGGGCCCGAGCGCATCCTTCTGGCCGACGAACTTGATGTTGCCGGGGTTGTTGTTGCGCATGCCGGCCGGCAGGCTCTTGTCGGTGTCCAGGGTCACCGAGCCGTCGGCGTTGCGTGTGACAGCGGCCGATGGCTGCGACGCGCCCGTGCTGGCAGCCATCGGGTTGTATTCGCCAAAGCGCTTGCGGTACCAGCCCACAGGGTCGCGCTGCATCTCGCCGCGCTCGACGGCCAGCGAGAGCTTGCGCTTGTAGATGTCGGCAGCCTTGATCTTCTCGGCCTGGCCGATGTCGGTGCGCGCCAGCAAAGGCTCGACGCGGCGCTTGTAGGTCGAGTCGAACAGCGCGGGGTCGTTGTAGACCGTGTTCTCGTCGGCCTGCATGCCGGCGTCGCTGTCGGCGTTGAGCTTGGCTGTGGTCGACTTCTCCTGGAACGAGAAGGCGTTGGTCTGCAGCCGGGCCTTCATGGTCGCCGCGTGCTGCTGGAAGTATTTGCGCGAGGCCTCGGTGGGCAGCTTGGCCGCGGACTCGGTCGCCCACTTGTCGAAGTCGGTGCCGATGCCTTCGCGCAGGTCAGGGTCGCCGACCTTCCACGCCTGCATGCGCTTGGTGGAGTTCTCCTGCCAGTACACATCGCCCTGCGACAGCACGTTGGAGACGTCGACGGCCGCGGCGTTTTCGATCTGCTTCTTGGTTTCGACGGCCGTGCGGATGGCCTCGTCGCCCATGGCGTTGGCGGCGTTGCCCAGCGACTGGCCCACGTTGCTCAAGGCCGACGCCACCGGGTCATTGGCCGACACCGAGCTCGAGGCGTTGGGTGCGGACTGGATGCCGCCGGCCAGGTTCTGGCGCTGATAGGTTGGGATTGCGCGTGCCATCAGGGGGTGACCTTTCCGGCAGACGCGATCTTGGAGGTCGTGCCGTAGTAACTGGTTGCGGCGTTCAACACCGAGGAGCCTGCGTTCAGGTAGGAGGCGGTCACCGCGCGCTTGCCGCGATCACGCGCCACAGCTGCGGCCGACGACTGCAGGGCGGCTGCATCCTTCAGGCCCTGCGCCTTGAGGTCGCCCTCGTAGCGGATCGCCATGGAGTCAGCCTCGATGCCGTAGACCGACTCGCGCAGAAGATCGCCATTGAGGCCTGCTCCGGCCTCAGCGCTGGACGCCAGCTGGTTGCCAAGGGCCGCACGGCCACGGCGTCGCAATTCGTCCTCCTGGACCCCGGCAGCGGCGTAGGCCTGGCGCGCCTGGATCTCGGCCATCTTGGAGTTGTACTCGGCCATGTTGGCTTCGGACTTCGCGGCAGCACTGGCCTGCTGGCCCTGCTGGATCGCGCCCACGACGCCCAATGCGCCGGAGGCCAGAGACAGACCGGCCACGCCAGCCGTGGCAGCCGATGCGCCGGCAGCCGAGCCGAGCGCAGCAAAGAGAGGCATCACAAAAGCCATGTCATTTCACCTTAGAAAACAGAAAGCAGGAGCCGCCATCGGGTCTGAACCCACGCATGGGCAGCGGCGTCTCGCGGGTAAATCCAAGGAGCTCGAGCCAGCGCATGCCGGGCTCGAAGCCCTCATCGACCCACGCCTCGATGCGCTTGTATTTTGCCGCAGAAAGATACCCAGCGACCGCCTTGTGGATGCCAACCATGTGCCGGCCGGCGTCCTTGGAGATCAGCGCCCACGCAACAGCGCGGCCAGTCCACACCTCGGCCGTGCCGGAGCAGGCGATCACCTTGTCGCCGACCATCGCGGTGAAGGACTGCCCGGCCTGCTCGATCATGCGGGCGTGCTCGGGCTTGACGATCTCGGAGCTCAGGTAGGCCTGGGCCTCTTGCAGCTCGAGCCATTGCAGGTGGGCGGCTTTGAAGGCGACGATGTTCATCGGGCGTCCTCTATCTTGCATCGCTTGTTATTACTTGCGGCATCACGGCCACCAGGACAGCGTTGACGGGCTGGTCGATCTCGAATCCCACATAGGCGTCGGTGTTGTAGCCATCGGGCCACGGCACGACCTTGTCGCCCGTGAACAGCGGCGCCGGCTGGTTCATGGCTGCCGCCGACGAGCGCAGCAGCAGGTTGTCCATCGGGCCACCGTTGAGCGCGCCGTACTTGCCGCCGCCCGTGTAGAGCAGCCGCAGCACGCACTTGTGGATGCGCTTGGTTTTGCCCTGGCTGGTGCCATCCTGCGCGCCGGCCTCGAGCCGCATCGAGCGATAGCGGGCCGGGCATGGCAGGCCGACCTGAGCCGTCGTGGCCGCGATCTGCAAGGTGATCGCGCCGGAGGTCACCACCACGTTGGGATGCGGGGCCCCGTTCACCAGGACGCTGACGGTCTGGCCCTCGAGGTGGCTGAGGCCGCTGATCGTGGTGGTGGCCGTGCCGGTGTAGGTCAGGCCGCTGTCGACGTAGAACTGCGAGGCCTGGCTGTCGCCGATGCGGTACTGGCGCTCAAGGTACTCGACATAGCGCTTGGTCACGCCGTTGATCGTGCGCCTGACCACCATCCACAGCTCGGAGCGATCGCCCTCGGCAGCCGGCATGACAGCGATCGACTCGACGATGCCGGAGCCGCCGATCGGGTGACGGTGCCAGCCGCGCACCTGCTGCTCGTTGTTCCAGGTGAACCCCAGCAGCGTGCCGTCGGCGCGGATGCACCAGACGACCTGGTCGGGGTCGGCCGCGAACGCCATCTGCGTGATGCCAGAGGCAGTGATGTGCTCGGCCAGCACGGTGGTGTCGCTTGACTTGTAGCCGTCAGAGCCGAAGTCGAAGAACGTCTCGCGCGCCTTCAGGCCCGAGCGCTGGATGAACAGCAGCGACTCGACGTTCTTGATCGGAGGGATGCCGCGCGAACCGAAGGCGCTGATCAGGCGCGAGCGCTTGTTGGCCGGGCCGAGCGGCTCGCCGTTGGTCAGCTCGCCGATGGCGAACTCGCCGCCCGCTGTGCCAGCGACCAGATCCTTGTCGGCTGCCATCCACTGCACGTCGTTGATCTTGCCCGACACCAGCGTGACGGTGATCGCCATGTCGGCAGTGACCTGGCCGTAGGTCTTGGGCGCGAAATCAGTGAAGTCGGCAGACACCGACCCCCAGACCGTCTGGCGCCGGCCAAACCACAGGCGCTCACGGAAGAAGCTCACATCGGATGGCCAGCCCTCAACGCTCGACCACTCGCCATAGGACCAGCGCGTGGTGGCAGCGCCAGAGCCGACGACCTGAGATGGCAGGCGGTCGATCACGGTGGCCGTCACGTTGCGGGCGTTGGTGTAGCCGGTGATGCGCACGTAGCCGTAGCCTGCGTCGCGGTACTGCCACTGCACGCCGCTGTCGCCGTCGATCAGCGCGCCCTCGGTGTGCACGGGCTTGCTCGTTCCGGTGGTGGCCGAGTTCAGCGCCTCGTAGGTCTTGTTGTCCGAGCGACGACGCGCGCCGGCCGTGATGGCCTTGCCAACCTCCCAGGCCGGTACCGAGTTGGTGTCGCGCGCCTCCATGTAGAACAGCGAGCCGACGTGACCGGCTTCAAACAGATCGACGTTCGAGGTGATGGTGACCGTGCCCGTCTCGGCGCTGGAGTAGACGGTCGCAGCGGTGTCGTTGAGCGGCATCCACGGTCCACCCGTGAACTCGTAGACCGTCATCGTGAACGAGGTCGCGCTCAGGCGCTTGAGGATGCGCTGCTGGTACTTGGAGTGCGTCAGGTAGAGGAAGTCGCCCGACTGCACATAGCGCAGGCGCGGCGAGCCGTCGGCGTTGAACAGGTCGGCCACGGAGTAGGGCGTCACCACTTCGACCGGCGAGCCGCCAGACATGAGGATGCCGCGCACCTTGGTGACCGCGTCCCAGGTGTAGAACCGGACGTAGAAGTCGCCGAACTCCAGCATGTAGGCCTGGGTGACCGAATACTCGAACGGGATCAGCAGCACCTTCTTGGCGCTGTCCTTGACCGGGTAGACGTAGCGGGTGCCGGCGCGGCGCTGGTTCGGGCCCTGCGTCGTGGGAATGAAGTTCTCCAGGATGCTGGCGCCGTTGGGGTACTTTTCGTAGCCGACGCGGCCAGCCAGCAGGGGCGACATCTCGCCCGTGTTGAAGTTCTCCAGGATGGGTGAAGCCTTGGCCATCAGTCAGCCTCTCTCGAGTCCAGCCAAGTGCCCCATGGGTACTCGTCGGGCGGGTTCTCGATGGCGTCCTGGCGGGCTGCCTCGCTCAGGGCGAACTTGTAGGACTGGGACGCCGCGTCGAACTTTGAGCTCGACTGCGTCAGCGTCTCGCAGGCTTCCATCGCCAGCTTGCTGGCGAACACCTCGACGAAGAGCGGATCGAACAGCGCCGCGTTCTCGATGCGGGCCTTGTAGCGCAGCTTCAGCGGGGCATCGAGGTTGGTCAGGATGACGCCGTTTTCGACCGACCAGGGCGCGGTCTTGTTGTAGAGCGACCGGGCGTAATACTCGCCCACCTGCACCAGGCCGAGATAGTCGGCCGGCAGCGGGTACTGGTAGTCGTAGCCCCAGGCCGGAGCTGCAACGAGCGCCGACAGGCTGGTTCGCTTGATCGAGAACTTCCAGTTGTAGCGCTGGATCTCCGCGTCGCGCACGTCGGCATACATGGAATTGATCGTGCGCGCCGCCTGCGTCTCATCGGTGAGCAGCAGGATGCGGTCGGCGCCCAGCTTGGTCAGGGCGCGGTTGGCAATGGAGACATCTGACGCCATGGATCACTCCTCGCTGTTTGCGTAGAGCGACTTGGCCATGACATTCTTGTCGCGGCCCGCCATGGGCTTCATGCCCAGGTCCGTGATCTGCAGGCACATGTAGACCTCGGGGTTTTTGTCGCCGGCATCGTCGCCAACGCTCTGTGTGGCCGACTTCACGAAGGCCACGGCCTCGATCGAAACCTTGGTGCCGGCCTCGAGGGGCTTGGTGATGCCGAGCGCCTCGCACTGGTCCTCGTTCAAGCGGATCTCGGTGCCATAGCCGTATTCGCTCTGGCTGATCTCGGGCATGCTGCCCTCTGTTTTCATGCTGACGAGCGCCATGGTGGACTCCTGTGTATGTTGTCGAATTCTATCCCGCTGATGCGGTTATCACAATGAAAACGGGCGCATAAAGCGCCCGTGTTTGTTTGCCCTCGGGCTCTGCCTCAGATCGCGTCTGCGGCGTCGTCGACAGCGGGCTCAGGCTCGGCGCTCTTGCGCTTGGCCTTGCCGGCTGGCTTGGCGTCCTCAGCAGCCACCGGAGCAAACCACGAACCCTTGGCGCCGTCGGGCACCTCGAACTCGTCGCCAGGCTCGCGAAGGCCGCCGAAGTATCCCTTGGCTGTAGCGATGACTCGCATCAGGCCACCGAGAAGCCGCTAGCGCCGTACTGCTGTGCCTGCACGTCGAGCGCCAAGTGAGCATCCACCGTGCCGGCTGTCATGGCGGCAGTGCCGACACGATAGGCGAAACGGATGTAGCGACGCAGGCCGATTGGCAGGCGGGCGCGGACGATCTCGGTGTTGGCGCCCAGAGCGGCCAAGGCGCGGGCGGGAGTCAACGTCTGCACGTCGGCCCAGCTGGAGTTGTCGGCCGAGTCCTGGAGGACGACCTGCAACGTGCCAGCGCCACCGGAGGTGAAGGCGGCGCGCGTCTTGACGTGCATGTACACGTCATAGCCGATGCCGACGTCAGCAGCAGCGCCGGTGTCGTACACGTCGGTAGAGGCGGTGTCGCCCGTGGAGGTAACGGCCTGGCCGTTGGAGAGCATGTTTTGTGCATCGAGGATCATGATGGGTTCCTTGAAAAATGTGAGGAGGACAAACCAGGGGCCAAAGCCCCCAGCTTGATCAGACCACGCGGGCCTCGGTGGACAGGATGCGGTCCACGGTGCGGACCGGGATGCCCAGGAAGGTCGTGGTGCCGTTGTTCACGGAGCCAGGTGCCACGGTGCCCAACTGGTTGATGGAAGGCTGAACGGCCAGAGCGGCGTTCGACTTGTCCATCGCGGCGATCGACAGGTATTCCTTCACTGTGCGGTTCGCGTAGAACACGGGGCGACCCATGCCCATCATCGGGATGCGAGCCATCGCCTGGATCATGCACTTGATCAGCGCAGTGGATGCAGTCGGAGCTTGCGTGCCGGTCTGGGCAATAAGGTCGGACACGTCGATGTTGGCGATGCGCACGGCATAGCGCCAGTCACGCACGGCCAGACCCACGTCCCACTTCCACAGATCGGCGTATGCGCGATAGCGGTTGTTGTTGCCGTCGAAGGCGTCGATCTCGCCCAGGTCCTGGTGGTTCAAGCCAGCCTGCGAGCCCTTGGGATAGATGCCGGTGATGGTGTTCTCACCCCACACACACAGCCACATCGAGGTGTTGTCGCTGCCGGAGCCGCCTGCGTCCACGATGTTCTGCGAGCTGGGCACAGAAGCGCTCTTGGTGTTGTAGCGTGCGGCCAAACCGGTGAAGCGCTCAGGGTTCACGGCGGTGTCGCCGTAGATCAGAGTTTCGCCGAGGGCCTGGTTCATGCCTTCGATTTCGGACATGGCCTCAGACATGCGGAACTGAGCGGTGTTGCCGTTCAGGTTCGCGATCTTGACGTCGATCTCGTTGCGGGCTTCCAGCATGCCGCAGGTGTCGACGACCTGTGCGCGAGTGCTCTTGGACGGCTGCACACCCTGATACAGCTTGCGCCATGTCGGAGTAGGCAGGCCAGTGCGGATCGTGCTCTGGTGGCCGGTGGGCAGGTTACCTTCGATGAAGGTCATGTCCTGCAGGATCTCGTTGCTCTGGTTGAGCAGCTCGATGACTGTGGCTGTAGAGCCGTTGGGGTCGATGGACTTGGCGAAATCAGTCAAAGTGACCGCGCCAGCCTTGGTGGGGAGAGTTGCCATTGATAAGCTCCAAAAATGAGACTTCGGGGGTCACTCGATGCCTCGTCGGAGAGTTCGGCATCAATCGGTTGCGAATATACAACACTGATGCGATTCTCGCAATGCAAGGCCCAAAAAAGAAAACCCGCAATGAAGCGGGCTTTGTTGCGTCAAAACAACAGATTAGGTCAGGCCGGGGTACAGGCGCTCGGCCAAAGTCTTCGGCGGTGCACTGTTGTTGGCCCCCATGCCGGCCGCGTCATGCTCGCCCAAACCCTTGCCAATGCCGTGCAGGAACTGGATGGTGGCCTTGTAGCCGAGCTTGGACTCGATCGCCGCGATCACGTCGCCGGCCTTGTCGGCGGGCATGAACTGCTGCACCGCCAGCTTGGCAAAGTGCATGTTGGAATCGTGCGCCTGGCCCCACTCGTTCTTCAGCTCGGCAGCCTCGGCGGTGTTTTTCACGTTCATCGCGGTGGCGTGCGCCACGTCGGCAGCCTCGAGCTCGGCCAGCTGTGCGGCCATCATCGCGTTCCAGTCTGCAGCCAGGCCCTTGGCCTGCTCGGCAGTGAGGCCGTTCTTGTGCAGGATGGGCGCCATCTGCTTGGCGAAGTCGCCGTCGTCGCCTTCAGGCACTGGCAGCTCGTAGCCCTCGGGCGTCTCGGGTCGACCGATCTGGGCGTAGAACGCGGACCACTCCTCGGGCGTTGCGTCCTTGCCGGGCATGGTCAGCGCGACCGGTGCGGGCTCGGCGGGCTTGGCAGGGTCAGCGGCGGGATCGGCAGCGGGTGCCGGTGCAGCACCAGCGGCAGCAGCAGGGTCGCCCATCAGTGCGGTCGCAGCGTTGACAGGTGCGGCCGGTGCGGCAGCAGCAGGTGCGGGTGCAGCGGGCGCGGCCGGTGCGGTGTTTACGGGATCAGTCATTCTCTTGCTCCTTGAAGCGTTGCAGGGTTTCGTCGGAAAGGTTCAGCGTCTGCGTGATACGCAGCCACACTTCGCGCCGGCCTTCCGCCACAGCCGTCGCGTGCGTGTCGATGTGGCCATCCTTTGCCACCACGACACACGATTGGTCCGCGCGGCAGAACTCGCGCAGGTCTTTGACGATCGCACGCAGGTGCGCCTCGTCGGTTTCAGCTCGCCAGAACACGGCGCGGTAATGCTCGCGCAGGTTCCAGAACTTCAGGAACATGGAGGTGTTCAGTGCCATACGATTTCATTCAGCTGTTCGCACAGGTTCGCGGTGGCCTCGTCCTCGCTGTTGCCGTGGCCAACGAACTCGGGGAGCTCGTCGATCACGGCCAGCCAGCCTGTCGGGTCACCATCAACGAGCCGGCCCTCGGTCGACTCGAACGTCACCACAATGGTGGTCAGCATGATGCGCACGTCATGCTGGCAGCGGACCGGGGATGACTTCGTTGGGCA